CAGCGAAGGAGAGAAGATGCGTATCGACCTTGCTCTCCTGTTCACTTGGAGAGAGATCGCTAAATATAAGAACTCTACGAACACCAATCTCCTGATCATGGACGAGGTGTTTGATAGTTCTCTTGATGGGATGGGAACAGAAGAGTTCCTAAAGATTATCCGATTTGTTATTCGAGATGCTAATATATTTGTAATCTCTCACAAGTCAGAACTCTACGATAGATTCCCCAACTCTATCAAGTTTGAAAAAGTCAAAGGTTTTAGTCAGAAAGTATCATGAAAGTAATGATTGTTGGCCATGGTTATGTTGGTTCTGCCGTGGCATCCATCTTTAAGGAAGAAGAAAAAGTTATCATCGATCCGAAGTTCAATGATAATAAAATCAAAGACTTCATGGGCAAGGACTTCGATGCTGTCTTTGTTTGTGTTGACACTCCAAAGGGAGATAACACCAAAATTCTTGACCCAGTTCTTGATGAACTGAACACATACATTGGACAGAAGACTCCTGTCTGCTGCAAGTCAACAGCAACACCCGAATACTATGCATGGGCACAGAAGACATACGAGAATATTAATGTCATTCACAGTCCAGAGTATCTGAGTTCTAACAATAATATCGAGAAGTTCCAGAATCAAACTTTCTGTATCCTTGGTGGTGATCCATACGCATGTGAAGTCATTGCTGATATCTTCTGGACCAGACTTGACAAGTTGAATGCTGGTAAGATTCATACCACTGATATCAAGACTGCTGCCTTGGTCAAATATGCAGAGAACTTCTTCCTGGGACTGAAGGTCAGTTACTTTAATGAACTGTATAAGATCCACAAGAATCTTGGATGCGAGTCAACCTACGAAGACTTTGCTGCTCTTGTTGGTTCTGATCCTAGGATTGGTAAGTCGCACACTCAAGTCCCTGGTTGGGATGGTAAGTATGGATGGGGTGGACACTGCCTTGACAAGGACAACTATGAGTTCATGCAGTTCTCTGAAAGTTCTCTGGTCAAATTCATCAATGAGTTGAACGACGATCACCGATCCCAAGAGTAGACACTTTTCAAACTGTCCACTCTGCCCTGACTCTGCCCCCACTCTGCCCTTATACTAAGGACATCGAAACGGACACAGCAATGGTCAACTACGAAGTCAAAGGTCAACTTGCCAAACTGCTCGCGACTGAGAATCTCATCGTTGAGCACAAGTATGTTGATACCGCGTCTTTTGATGTGAACAACCGTCTGCTGGTTCTTCCGATGTGGAAGCGAGCATCCAACATTGTGTACGATCTTCTGGTTGCACATGAAGTTGGTCATGCTCTCTTTACTCCTAATGAAGATCCACCGAGGAACATTCCTTTCCAGTTCATCAACGTTGTCGAAGATGCTCGCATCGAGAAACTGATGAAGCGGAGGTATGCTGGTCTCTCCAAGACTTTCTATCGTGGGTACAGTCAACTGTCCGATGAAGATTTCTTTGGCATTGAGTCTGAGGATCTTTCGAGCATGAATCTTGCTGATCGTGCAAACCTGCACTTCAAGGTCGGCAACTACATTGACATTCCTCTTCAGAATGATGAAGAGAAAGATCTCATCAACCAGATCTCTGAGTGTGAAACTTTTGCTGATGTTCTGATTGTTTCTGAAAATCTCCATGAATACTGTAAGCGTCAAGCTCAACAAACTCCTCAAGAAAATCAACAAGAGATCCAAGAAAATGTTTCGCAAACTTCGTCGCAACAAACTTCTCCTGGCGCTGGTTCTGGTTCTCCTGAGTCCTCTGTGGATCCCGATCCTGCTGATCCTGCTGAGACTGGTGATGTTGACTCTGATGATTTTTCTGAAGATCCCTTTCCTACTCCTGTGTCTTCTGGGGGTGGTCATTCTTTCGATCCTCTAGAGGTCAGGACTGACACCAATCTGAGTGAGTCCGTTCAGGAACTCAACGGACATAGTGATAACTATTCTGAGAATCCTGTCTATCTTGAGATTCCTGATATGAATCTTGATAGTATTGTTGTCAGCAATCAGTATATCCGTGAGATCAATGATTACTGGTGGAGTAATCCTCCCGAAAATCTTGAGTACAACTTCTCCGAAGTCAATGCTGAGTATGAATCTCACAAGAAGTCTACTGCTAAAGAAGTGAGTTACATGGTCAAAGAGTTTGAGTGTCGCAAGTCTGCTGATGCTTATGCTCGTGCCACCACCAGTCGCACTGGTGTTCTGGATTGTTCCAAACTTCATACCTACAAGTACAATGAAGATCTCTTCAAGAAAATCACTACCATTCCTGATGGTAAGAATCATGGACTGATCTTCTTGCTTGATTGGTCTGGTTCTATGAGTGACAAACTCATGGACACTATCAAGCAACTGTTGAACCTTGTTCGTTTCTGTAAGAAAGTCAACATTCCTTTCGATGTTTATGCTTTCACCAATGACTTCCGCACTCGCTACATCCCAGATGATCTCCGTGTGTTTGAAGATGATGCCCACCACAAGTTTCATCATGAAGAAGTAGCAAACAAGATTGCTATTGAACGAGACTTCCGTTTGCTGACCATGCTGAGTAGCACTGCTAAGACGAAAGATTTTGAGCAGGATTGTCTGCAACTCTATCGACTGGCATGGCTTCAGGATCAGAACCAACGTCGTTCACTGCACTTCCACTACACCATTTGTCCTGCATTCTCACTCTCTGGCACTCCTCTCAATGAGGCACTTGCCTGCATGACGAAGATTATTCCTCAGTTCAAAGCAAAGAGTGGTGTTCAGAAAGTACAATGTGTGATCCTCACTGATGGTGAAGCACAGGGATCTGTGCGAACTGCGGAAGTTTATGATAGAATTGGCAGGAAGTCTTGTCGCTACGGTTCTATTCTCCGCAACCGTAAGACTGGACGTACTTATGATGTTGGCAACTGGTTTACCCAGACTGTCTCTTTCTTGAAGTACCTCGCTCATGAGCATCCTTCAGTCAACTTCATCGGTGTTCGGATTGTTACTAACTCTGAGGTCTCTCGGATGCTGAACAATCTTGATCTTCAGGGTTCTGAAGACGAACGGATGAGGAAGATCTGGAAGAAAGAACGTAGCATTTCCCTTACTGCCTTGGGTTTCTCCAAACTATTTGTTCTTGCTTCCAACAAACTGAATGAAGACAGCGAGTTCGTTGTTGGTGACGGTGCTAGCAAATCTCAGATTCGCAGTGCATTCAAGAAGTCACTCAAAGCAAGTTCTATGAATCGTAAAATCCTTAACGACTTCGTAGATCAAATTGCGTAATCTACTCAATCCAAAAAATCCATGATCACAAGCGTTCAAGACAATCCAGACTGGAAACCCCTTACTCGGTATGGGGTTATCATTCCTGGATACTATGTTAGTAATGATGGGCAAATCTACTCTGCCCTGACAAACAAATTCAGAGCGATCCGTTACAAATACAGTAAGCGTGGTCGCTTGGATGAATGCAACTTTACTGTTGTAATCAATCCAGAATTGTTTGAAGACTTTGATCACGTCCGCACCAAGGGCGGCGGCAAATCCGTGATGAACATTACTGTGCATAAGGCAGTGATGGAAGCATGGAAGCCTGTTGATGAGTATCCTCCAGAGTCCCTCAAGGGAGTCTGGGGCACTCTTCCAGAGGAGGCAAAGCAGTGGGTACGCGACACCGTGGTCATTGATCACATCGACGCTGACCCATCGAACAACACGCTTGATAATCTCAGGTATGTGACTCCGAAAGAGAACAACGCCCAGAGGAAAGCCAGTTCATAAACTGTCCACCACCGCCCCACAGGGCGGTTTTTTCATGTATTGTATATACATACAAAACAAGTCAACCAAATGCCTTCCCAAGTGAACTACGTCGAACAACTCCGCACTCTCTATGGCACTGAGTTCACCGCCGCAGATATCCGTGGATTCTGTGCCTCTCACGATGTTGCATATCAGACTGTCACCAAGCGACTTGAGCAATACAAAGTTGGTCGTGGCAAGTGGAATCTGGAAGTGACTCAGCAAAAAGTGGAAGAGATCGAGCGTAACTATCAAGCACCAGCAGCAATGCCTGCTGTTCAACAAAACCTTACTCCCCAGAAGGATGAGAACTTTGTCCCCTTCGGTAACTTCGCTGACGTGAAGCGTATCGTCAAGTCGGGTATGTTCTATCCTGTGTTCATCACTGGTCTGTCTGGTAACGGCAAGACCTTTGGTGTGGAGCAAGCATGTGCTCAACTGGGTCGTGAACTGATCCGTGTCAACATTACTATCGAGACTGATGAAGATGATCTCATTGGTGGATTCCGTCTTGTCAACGGCGAGACCGTTTGGCACAATGGTCCAGTCATCGAAGCCCTGGAGCGCGGTGCGGTTCTACTGCTTGACGAGATTGACCTGGCTTCCAACAAGATTCTTTGCCTTCAATCAATCCTCGAAGGAAAAGGTGTCTTCCTGAAGAAGACTGGTCGTTACATCCAACCTGCTCCTGGATTCCAGATCTTTGCCACTGCTAACACCAAGGGCAAGGGTTCTGATGACGGACGCTTCATCGGCACCAACGTTCTGAATGAAGCATTTCTTGAGCGTTTCCCTGTCACCTTTGAGCAAGAGTATCCCACTGTCGCAACTGAGTCCAAGATCTTGAGCAAGATCTGTGATGACGAGAACTTCTGCAAGCGTCTCGCTGACTGGGCAGACATCATCCGCAAGACTTTCTATGATGGTGGTATCGATGAGGTGATCAGCACTCGTCGTCTGGTTCACATCATCCGTGCCTACGCTATCTGGGGTGACAAGATGAAGGCAATTCAAGTCTGCCTCAATCGCTTCGATGAAGAGACCAAGAGTGCTTTCTCTGATCTCTATGATAAGATTGATGCGGATGTTGACATGAATGACACCATTGACACCATTGACAACACCAAGGAGGTTTGATATAATGACCTATGATGAAATGGTCAAACAAGGTTACATTATGAGTGGAGAAGGTATCTGGATGCCACCCGATGATGAGTCGGGTGAATTCACCCTCAATCTTGCAAGTAGTAATTCGGAGGATCGAATTGTTTTGAACAAAGACCCCAGAAGTCGTTACAAGTATGATGAGGATGAGATCCTCGATGAACTCAGAGATTACATTACTGGAACTTACAATGCTCACTACTCTGCTGGTGACGACAAGATTCAGACACTTGATCTAATTGAGGCATGTGGTGATGGTGAGGCATTCTGCCGATCCAACATTCTTAAGTATGCATCTCGTTATGATAAGAAGGGCACTGCCCGTCGTGACATCATGAAGATTCTGCACTATGCTGTGCTTCTGATGCACTTCAATGACAAAAATGCCAACCGTGAAACTTATCCTCAATGACAATGAAACTCTCTGACAAAACCCTGAGTCTCCTGAAGAACTTTTCTTCTATCAATGAGTCGCTATTGTTCAAGCAGGGTAGCAAACTTCGCACCATGTCGGTGATGAAGAACATCTTGGCTGAGGCAACCATCACTGAGGAGTTTCCTAGGGACTTTGGCATCTACGATCTCAATCAGTTTCTGAATGGTCTGTCTCTTCACCGTGATGCTGATCTGGACTTCCAGAATGAATCCTATGTTTTCATTCGGGAAGGTAAGAATCACTCCAAGTATTTCTTTGCCGATCCTTCAGTCATCATCGCTCCTCCCGATCAGACTCTGACACTGCCTAGTGTTGATGTTGCGTTTGATCTGACCACCACACAGTTGGAGAAAGTTCTCAAGGCAGCAGGTGTATATCAACTGCCCGATCTCTCTGTCATCGGTGAGAACGGTGTTGTGAAATTGGTTGTTCGTGACAAGAAGAATGACACTTCCAACGTGTATTCTGTGGTTGTTGCTGAGACTGAAGGTGAGTTTGCTTTCAACTTCAAAGTTGAAAACATCCGCGTTGTGCCTGGTACATACGAAGTGAAGATCTCCAAGAAACTTCTCTCTTGCTTTACCTCTAAGGATCACGATCTGCGCTACTTCATTGCCCTAGAACCTGATTCTACGTTTAGTTGATGAAGCACATTCTCTTCACCCTGAAAGGTTGTTCGCCTAGTTTGTTGGACGACGAGGCACATATACGCAACGTGTTAGTTCATGCTGCACACTTGTGCCAGAGTGAACTTCTGGACATTTCTTCCCACAAGTTCCAACCTCAGGGAGTAACTGCCATCGCTCTGCTTGGAGAATCTCACATTTCAATTCACACATGGCCAGAAAACCGTATGGCAGTATGTGACGTTTTTACTTGTGGTGATGACACAACTCCAGAGAGCGGTGTAAGATATATGCGTGATATGATGTGTGCTGACGACATTGTTTCTCGTGAATTTTTGAGGCCATTTGAATGAACATCTTTGTGACTGACCCTGATCCCAGCAAGTCTGCTCAGGTTCTTCCCGACAAGCACATTGTCAAGATGCCTTTGGAGACTTGCCAAATGGCATCTGTGATCTTCTCCAAGTATCATTGGGACTGGGGTGTGATTCACAAGAAGGACGGAACTCCATACCGCACCACGGGTGGATTCAAGCATCATCCTTGTACCGTGTGGGCAGCGTCTAGCACAGCAAACTTTGCTTGGATGCTCCACCATGGATTTGATTTGATGTGGGAGTATCAAAAACGGTTTGGTAAAGAGCATGGTTGTTACCAAACCATGTGTGAAGCTATGACCATCTTCCACAATTGCAGCGATGGTGCCAGCATTTATGAGCACCCCATGGCAAAAGACTTTGCTCGTGCCATGCCTGACGAGTTCAAGTATGATGATACAATAGATACGTTCACTGCTTACAAGCGGTACATTGCTTCTAAACCCTGGGTCAAGGACAATTATCGTCGTATTCCTGAGCGTAAACCTGACTGGATTTGATTATGCGTAGTGACTTTCTTTGGGTTGAAAAGTATCGACCCAAGACAATTGAAGATTGTATTCTCCCTAGCGAGATCAAGAAGACCTTCCAAGACTTTCTTGACAGTGGAGAGATTCCAAACCTACTGCTAGCAGGTCCTGCTGGTGTAGGTAAAACAACTGTTGCCCGTGCTCTGTGTGAGCAACTGGGTTGCGATTACATTATTATCAACGGATCTGATGAAGGACGATTTCTGGACACAGTACGGAACCAAGCAAAGAACTTTGCTTCGACCGTATCACTTCAAGCACTGGATGCAAAGCACAAAGTCATCATTATTGACGAAGCTGACAACACAACCCACGATGTACAACTCCTCCTACGGGCGAATATTGAGGCATTTTATAACAACTGTCGCTTCATCTTCACCTGCAATTTCAAAAACAAAATTATCGAACCTCTCCACTCCCGA